CTCCGTTGCTAACGCAGCGCCGGAGATACTAGACCGCGCGCGTCTTCGTCGCCGCGACGCTCGCGGGCCACGACGACAGCGACGCCACCAGCGCCGCCTTGAACGCCGCCCCGCCATCCATCGGCACCACCGCGGCCCCCGCGATCGCCGTCTTGAGCGCGGTGAGCTGCGCGGTCACCTGCGCCGCCATCGCGACGAGCTCGCCGCCGGCGCCCGCGAGGTGCACCGTCCCGTCGGCGTCGATCTGCATCGCCACCCCCGCGCCGGTGGTGATCGTCACCGCGCCGCCGGCGGAGATCGACAGCCGCGTGCCCTGGTCGTCGCCGAGCAGCAGCTCGGTGGCGCTGGCGTGCTCGAGCGCGCGCGCCCTGGTGTACAGCCCCGGGATCGCCACCGCGTGCGCGAGGTGCTGTCGCCGCTGGTCCCCGGGGTCAACGACGGAGCCGTCGCCGGTGCGCCACCGCCCGATGTCCGCGGTGTTCACCAGGAGCTGCACGGTGTCGCCCGCGCCGAAAGGCAGGGTCAGCATCCAGCGCCCGGTGCGCGGCCACAGCACCGGCACCGCGGGGATCACGGGAAGCTCTTCGTGCTCGTACGATCCGTCGGGCTGCGGCACCGGGTGGCGCACCAGGGGAACGACATCGGCGGTCTGCGTCGAGGCGTCGTAGCTCTGCACGCGGCCCGGGAGGGCGGTGTACCGCTCCAGGTCGTGGGCCTCGAGCTGGGCGCGCACCAGGTCAGCGGGCGCGGGGTACGGCGGGCGTTCGGCCACGGCGGGTTACTCCAGGTTAGGGGTCGTCGCGACGTCAGCGCCGACGAGCGGCCCGAGGGGGCGGTGACAGGTGAGGGTGGCGGTCCACTCCGCGCCGCGGGTGTCGCCGGCGTACTCCGCTTCGAAGACACGCCACGTGCCGCCGCTCACGATGCGGTTGTCCGCCACCACGCCGCTGTCGACGACAAGCTGCGCGCCGGGCACCAGCCCGGGCTGCAGGAGCGCCTGCACGGTGATGCTGCGTCGGTTGATGTAGCTGGGCGCCTCGACGAGCCCGGTGTCGGGGGAGAGTCGGATCGCCGAGCGCGTCAGCGCGCCGCCGAGGGGGAGGATCTGCAGCGCGCCCTCCTGGATCGACCAGGACAACCGCGCGGAGTCGCACAGCCGCGTCAGCTCCGCGGCCGCGCTGCCGTACACCAACGTCCCCTCGGGGAACAACGCGTCGCCGCCGGCGCCGAACGACGCACCCCTCAACGCCGTGACGGCGTTGCCGACGCCCACGCCCATCGCGTCGGCGACCGCGCGCACGACGGTCTCCAGCGTGGTGCCCGGCGCGAAGCTGCGCGAGACGCGCGCCGAGCGGATCGCGTGCTCTCCGTCGCCGGCGGTCACCTTCACGATCCAGTCGGGGCCCGATCGCTCGACAACGGCCTTCCTCAAGTCGCCGGTGAAGATGCGCGACTGCCCCTCGAGGTACCCCGCGTCGACGGCGACGTACGTCGTGCGACGGGGCGAGTGCGCGAGCTCGCGGCGGTGGTCGCTGGTGAGGTTGTAGATCTCCAGCTCGCAGGTGCCCGCGCGCATCGACGCCAACGTGCGTTTGATCTTGAACTTCACGTCGAGCGCAGCCCCGGCGCTCGGGTCGCTCGACGACACCAGCAGGGATCCGACCTGCACGCGCCACGCTCGGCGCCACAGCCTCACGCTGCGAGCTCCGCGACGTCGAGGTACACGACGCTGAAGCGCGCGCCGAGGTCGGTGAACCCGGGGTCAGCGTCGCCCGCACCGGTCTGGTCGACGACGACGACCGCGCCGGGGGGCGTGCGCGGGTCGACGACGCCCACCAGCAGCGAGCGCCCGGTCGTGAGCACCAGGCCCGACGCGATGGCCACGCCGGCCCCGTCGGCGATCGACAGCAGCCACGCGCCGAGCCGCTGCGCCCACACGAAGGTCAGCAGGTACTCCGTGCCGTCGAGGGCCGTCACCTGAGACCAGCTCGATGCGCCCGCGGGCGCGCAGGGGATGCGATGGATCATGGGGCCGCGATCCTCCGCGCGCGCTCCCGCGATGCCGCGCGCTGCTCTTCGGTCGTCGCGGCGTTGCCGTCGAGCAGCCGCGCGAGCGTGCTCCGGTCGTCCGTCGGCTGCGTGCCGCGGGTCTGCGGCACCTGGAGCCGCCGCACCGCGGGCACCGCCACGCGCTGCGTCCCCACGATGCGCACGGCCTTCAGCTCGAGGGTCACCCCGAGCGAGTCACCGCCGCCGGTCTCTCGCAGCCCCTTGTACCGCGTCAGGATGAGGTTCTCCGCGAACCTCATCGCGGTCGTGAGCGAGACGAGCTCGCGGGCCTGCACCAGGTCGTCGAGCAGGGCGTCGACCTCGCGCACGCGGTCGAACGGCGTCGACCACGCCAGCACCGTCGCGCGCTCGCCCGTCGCGAGGGTGACCGACGACGCGGCGCGCGTCGCGCCCTGGAGCTGGCCCGAGGGAACGATGATCGGCGAGTTGGAGATGACGCACTCCAGCGTGATCAGCGCACTCTGCGGCTTCACGTGGTCGGCGATCGGCGCGCCCTGCTCGACGGCGTGTTCGGTGACTTCGGCCGTGCGCTCGAAGCCCTGCGACGACGTGATGTCGAGGTCGACGGCGATCTCAGCACCACCGGAGGTCCAGGTGAGGGTCGCTTCAGCCATCGTCGTCGCTCACCGGGTGATCGGCGTCGCGCTGGTCGCGGGCCTGCTGCTCGAGGATCTGACCGACCTGCCCCGCGAGCTGGCGCGCGTCGGGCCCCGCGAGCGCGAAGCTGTTGTGGTTCACGACGCTGCGCTGGGTCTGGTGCACCACCGTCCGCGCGCCGCCGCCCGGCGCAGACACAGTGCGCGTCGCGGGCACGGCGAACAGCCCCGTCCTGTCCGCCATGCGGTTCTGGTTGCTGAAGTTCGCACCCGTCGTCGCAGGGAGGTCGACCGACGCGCCCGCGGCGCGCACCCGCACGCCGCCCGTGCTCGCCGATGTGGGAGCCGCCCCGGGACGCGGCCGCACGCGCACCGGCGGCGGCGCCGCGCCCGTGCGCATCCATTCGGGGCGAGCGTCATCGACCCCTTGCATCGCCAGCACGAACCCTTCGACCTTCTCGATGGCCCTGGAGATCCAGTCGACGATCCCTTCCCAGTCGTCGCGCAACTCGCGCACCAGGTCAGCCGACGTGCCCACACCGAACATGCTGTCGATGAAGCGCCCGATCGCGGAGTCACCACCCTCGATGAACGTCCACAGGTCGTCGAAGAGCAGGATCAGGAACGCGATCTTCGCGGCCACCAGCAGGATCGGCGCGATGACGGGTGCCCACGCGATGATCAAAGACGCCGCCACCGCCGCGCCGACGACCCCGAGCGCGATGAGGGCGACGTCGAGCAGGTGCGTCCCGTTGGTGAGCCGCGCCCACCAGCCGGCGATCTGCGCCGCCTTCGTGGTGACCCACGACAGCACGGGCAACAGCGACACCGCGAGCACGCTGCGCAGCGAATCCGTGCCGCGCTTCCACTTCTCCTGCGCCTGCGTGTACTCCCTCGACGCGGCTACAGCCTCGGGGGTGACACCGCCCCCGAGTTCGGCGAGCTCTTCGCGGTACCGACGGATCCCCGCCGCCCCCTCGGCGGTCAGGTCGAGCATCCGGCGCGCGCTGTCGCCGTAGAGCTGCTGTGCGACGCGCAGCCGTCGGTACGGGTTCTCGATGCGCCGGAGGGCCTCGAAGCTCTCGTCGAACAACTCCGCGGTCGGGCGGATGTGCCCGTTGGTGTCGCGCGCCTGCACCCCGAGGCGCCGCAGCATCCACGTCGTACCGTTGCCCCACCGCTCGCCCTGACGCAGCGCAGTGGCGAAGGTGTTGAGCCCCGCGCGCATGCGCTCGACGCCGATCCCCGACTGCGTCGCGATGTAATCGAACTCCTGGAGCTGCGTCGTCGACAGCCGGAGCTCGCGCGAGGTGTCGCGCAGCTCTTCGGACTGCGCCGCGAACGCGTCGGCGAACTCGAACGCGGCGCTCGCCACGTGGCGCAGCGCCGCCACCGCCGCGACGCTCGCGCCGGCCAGAAGCGCCATTTTCACCGACGCGCTGGCGTTCTGCAGCCCGAACCGCTGCATCAACCCGTTGAGCACCGGGAGGCGCTGCTGGAGTCGATCGAGGTGCGGTCCCAGTTTCCGTGCAAGAAGCCCAGTGGCGACTTTGTCGACGCGCGCGAGCAGGTCCGCGTAGGTCTTCAGCGGCTTCGCGGCATCCTCTTCGGCCTCCTTCACGCGCTTCCACGCCGCGTGCTCCTGCCCCGCGGCGCTGGCGTCGAAGGTCTTCTTCGCGGCGTACTCCAGCCGCTCCTTCTCGGCGTTCTCGCGCGCCTTCGCCACCAGCTCGATGGCCGCAAGGGCTTGCTTCGACTGCGCCTGCTCTTGCTTCGCGGCCGCGTCGACGGCGTCGCCTGCCTTCGCCGCCGCGGGCACCACGTCGCCGAGGGCCGCGCTGAGCTTGTCGACCAGCGCGTTCGCGCGCTCGATGACGCCCTCGTCGACCTCGAACCCGAGCTCTGCGAAGAGCGTTCTGAGAGCCTCACCCGCCATCGGTCTTCTCCATCGCGGCCGCGCGGGCCTCGTCGATCGCGTCGCACACCTCGCTCGCGTCGCACACGTCGGCGAGGGTCCAGCGGTGTTCGATCGTCCACAGCCCGTCGGGATACAGCCCCGACGTCGCGACGCGGTGCACGGGCCAGCACAGGTGCCCGGGCACCGTCACGCTCACCCCCCCGCGGGAGCGCCTGGGGCGGCGCTGCGCTGCACCCCCAGGCTCGCGAGCAAAGGGCCGTAGGTCACCTCGGCGCAGAACGCGATCCACTGGAACAGCGCCGCGAGGTCGCCGCGGAAGTGTTCCTCCCACGTCTTGTGCAGCGAGACCCAGCTCGCGCCGGTGTTGACGTCGGAGACCTCGGCGAAGGTCTCGCAGAGGTCGCTGGCCATCTCGTCGGACACGCCCTCGAGGGCGCTCGTCACGAACCGCCCGAGGGCGCCCTGCGTCGCCGCGGCCGCGTCGCGCAGGCTGGCCACGTCGGCGAAGCCGGGCCCGGCGAGGCGCAGCACGCGGGTCATGGTGCGCAGCGCTGCGCGCGTCGCGAGGGGCTTCGCGCGGTACTGCACGCCGTCGATCGTGCGGGTCTGTTCCACCAGCTGGCGCATCACACGACCTCGACGATCGGACGCAGGTCGTCGCAGGTGATCTCCCACGACACCTCACCGGCCTCGGTCCCGAAGCTGAGGTCGGGGTGCTTCGAGATCCACGATTTCTCCGACTTGTACTCGAGGCCGTCGTTGCGATCGCGCGCGAGGAACACGCCCATGTCGTCGCCGTTGGTGGAGTCACGCGAGAGCAGCATCATGGCGGTCAGCGTGCGGTGTACGGGCGACGAGCGCAGGAGCTTCAGTGTCACCTTCGCGCTGAAGTCGTTCGACTTCGAGCGCACGCCGAACCCGTCGGCGCCCTTCTTCAGCGTGTAGAGCTCGCTGTTCCACGCGACGGTCATGAACTCGTCGCTCGCGCGGCCGTCGTTGAGCTCGCGTCCCGAAAGAGACACGGAGACTTCGTTGCTGGCGTAGTTCTTCGTGGTGCCCATCAGACCCTCACGCGCTCACGGTCCCGCGGACCGTGGTGTAGAGAATGGCGCCCTGCACGTGCGCCGAGAAGGTGACGCTCGGGAGCTTGCGTGCCGCGCGGTTCGCCTGCGACACATTCGCGGCGCGCGGGGTGGTGATCACCGGTCGCGGGGTCGCTGCGAGCAGGCCCACGCCGATGGCTTCGTCGAGCACGCCGCCCACGGCTGCGCGCATCAGGTCGATGCCGTTGTCGGTGAACTGGATCCGCTCGTTGCCCGTCTGCACCGCGATGACGGCCTCACGCAGCCGCGCGCGCAGCCAGTCGAGGCCCCGCACGATGTCGATCCACTCGCCCGACGCCGTCATGCCCGGCATGGTCCCCAGGTTCTCCAGGTACACGTTGCCGTTCTTCCCGTCGCTGTCGGGGGTGGTGACGATTGCCGACACCGCCGCGTCGCTGAGACCGGGCACCGTGACGCCGGCGAGGCGCTTGAACGCGAGGGTGCTCGAGCCGGGGTCCGTCGGGAGGTGCTTGCCCATCGCGCCCGCCGCGAGCTGGGACGTCGCGAGTCCGAGCGCCGGGTAGTACCAGGGCGCGGTGTACTTGTAGCCGCCCGCGCGCAGCAGGGACATCACGTCGGTGGTGACGGTCCCGTCGGCGCAGCCACTGTCCGCGGTCAGCGAGAAATACAGCCGCTTGTGCGTCTCGCACCACTGCGCCGCTGCGGTGATCTCCTCAGCGCCGTTGCTGTCGACCGCGAGGCCGTACCAGTCGGGATCGAGCGCGAAAAGCTCGGTGAGGTCGTCGGCGATGCCCGCGTCGGCGGTGTGGTCGATGAGCTCCAGGGTGGTGCTCAGCCCGCTGTACGCCACCACGACGCCCGCGACGGCGGTCGACACGTCGACGTGCGTCGTCGAGGTGCCCGACGCGGCGAAGCGCGCCTGAAGCCCGAGGGTGAACGTCCCGCCCGTGCCCGACTGCGCGGGGATCACGACCTGCGTGACCTTGGTGAACAGCTTGGCGCCGCTGACCGTGCTGTTGCCACCGTCGGGGATCGACAGCGACTCCGTCTGCGCCTCGCCGCGCTCGCCGAGGCCCGTGACCACGGCGGTGGTCGCGTCCCAGTCGGCGTGCGAGCTGAGCACCAGCGAGAGCTTCGCGGGGCGGAACGTGCCGCCGGCGCGCGGGCCGTTGAGCGCCGCGCCGCTGAGCGTCTGCGAACTCGCCGAGCTCGCGCCGCCCGTGGCGATGATCGCGGTCGCGCTGGCGCCGTTGGCGGCGGTGATCGCGCTGGCGATGCCCGTGCACGCGACGGCGATGTCCGTCCCGACGCCGGTGTATGTGACGTCGTGCCCGTCGACGGTGAGGCTGTAGACCTTGCCGACCTGGGGCGCCTCGGGGGTCAGGCGAATCACCTGGGAGAACGGCCGCGTGCGCTGGCCGATCTTGATGCGCGTCGGCGCGGGCTCCTGCGCGAAGAGCACCGCGGCCTCCTGGTAGACGGCGTCGACGTCGTCGAAGCCCGCGGCCTCGACGGCCGCGATTCCGCCGTACGTGCGCACACGCGCGCCGGATGTCCATGGCACGCGGGAGGCGAGCAGGAGGGCCGTCCCGAAGCCCGCGCGGGACTGTGTGGCGGTGGTGCTGGTCACCGAGACGTCGGCGACCTGGTCTGCGAGGGTCATGGGTACGTGCCTCCGGGAGACAGGGGTGCGCCGACGGTGGATCCGTCGGGGCGGGTGACGGTGGCCGCGATCTCGATCGTGTCGATGTACGAGGTCGCGCCGGCGGGGTCCGCGACGCGGGACAGCGCGTTCAAGCGCACGTCGACGAGGCACCGCGAGATGACGCGCTTGTCGACGGTGTAGTCAGCCTTCACGACGCCCTCGGTGCCCGCGAACGCGAGGCCCGCGGCCGCTAGGGCGGCGCTCGTCGACGGCGACTGCAACCGGGTGCGCGCGACCTCTGCGATGGCGCGCGCGGTGTGCCCGGCGTCCTGTCGCAGCGTCTGCACCGAGAGCTGCATCACGGCGCGACGCAGACCCACGACGGTGGGCTGCATCTCGAGCAGCGGGTCGGCGTTCGCCCCGTACGTCCACTCCGTGCCGTCGATCCCGACGCCGACGATGGACACCCACGACAGCAGCACCAGGGCCGTCACCCACTGCACGCGCGGGGCGTTCTCCCACTGCACGCACGACGCGGGCACGCCGGTGATCGTCGAGGCGATCGCCGCGAGGGCGGGCTCGATGGATGCGAGGTCCATCAGCCGTCGACCTTCCAGGTAATGCTGGAGCGGAGCTGCCCCGTGTCGACGAGGGGCGTCGACGACCCCTTGCGGTCGATGGTCTCCTGCGCGAGGGCGGGCTCGAGGCCCTCCGCGATGCGGTTCTGGCACATGCCCGCGACCTTCGCCCCGAGCTGGTCGAGGGCCGCGTCGACGGTCAGCTTCCCCGCGAGCGCCAGGCGCGCGAGCTTCACCTGCAGCGCGGTGATCTCTTCGCGCTTCTCGTCCACCGTCGCGCGGATGAAGCTGCGCTGAGGGATGTGCCCTGGCACGCCGAACTCGTGAGCCGCCGCGACCTCCAGCAGCGTCACCCCCGCGTTCTCGCCGGCGTGCTCCTTCTTCGGCTCGTCGGCGAGGATCCCGACGCGCACGTGCCGCCGCGCGGCGAGCTCGCTGGCGCGCCGCAGGAGCGCCTTCGCGCCGCGGTCGGTGTCGGTGACGCGGCCGCTCATCCGAGGGGCCCCACGCCGCCCATGTGCGGTCCGCCGCAGGCTTCGCGCATGAGCTGACGCAGCTCGGCGCCGTAGGTGGTCGAGTCGAGGGAGCCGGGCGTCGCGCCCTCGAGGCGGGCGGTACCGCCCTGGGGGGAGCACGCGACGAGGTGCGCTGCACGGAGCGTCACCGCGTCGTCGAACCGGGCCCCCAGGGCGGCGAGCGAGGTGCGGCGCGTGGCCTCGCCGATGGCGCGCGTCACCACGGTGTCGTCGACGGGGACGAACTCCGGGAACCGCTCCTTCAGGCTGGCCACGCTGACCGTCACGTTGCCCTCACTCCTTCGCCGGCGCGGTGGGCGCGTCGACGTCCTCGGGCGTGACCTTCTTCGCCTTGCCCTTCGGTGCGGCCGCGAGCTGCTCGCGCAGGGACGCGCTCTCGGTGCGCGCGGCGTCGAGCTCGGCGCGCAGGCCGTCGACCTCGACGCGGTGCTGCTCGGCGCGGTCTGCCCACGCGCGGTCGAAGCGCGCGCGCAGCTCGGCGAGCTCGGGGCCCTCGCCGGCCACCGCGTCGAGCGAGCGGACGCGGGGCGGCGCAAGCTCCGCGACGAGCTCGAGCAGGCCCGCGTCGATCAGGCGGTGGTTGTGCGCGGTGTTGGGCACGTCGCCGACGTTGCCGTCTGCGATGCCGTCGAGCGCGTGCCCCAGCTTGTTGCGGACGCGCAGCACGTCAGCACCCGTCCATGTAGCGCCACGCGCCGGGGTAGCGGTAGATCACGCCGCCCGCGCGCATGTGCGCCTCGACGCGGTACGTGAGCCCGCGCAGCTCCGGCGCGAACGTCTCGAACCGCACGGGAACGAGGGCCTCGAGGGTGCGCCGGTCCATGCGCCCGACCATGAGGCGCCGCACGCTCGCCGCGCCCGCGGTCTCGCCACGCGCCCACTGAGACACGGTGATCTCGGGATGCTTCTTCTTGAAGAAGTCCAGCGCCGAGATCTCGGTGTTGGGCAGGCGCTTGGTGTCCGCCGCCGCGTGCTGCGTGGGCGTCATCACGATGGCGTTGGGGATCACGCGACCCTTGGTGTCCTTCACCACCGTCCGCACGACCTTGTTGAGGTCCTCGACGATGTTGTCGGCCGTGGTCGCGGTGTTCTCCCAGTCGCCCGTGGCGGCGCTGACCGACGACACGTTCGAGTTGTTGTAGAAGCCGGTGATCCCGAGGCTCGAGTCACCGATCGCGAGCAGCTCGTCGAGCTTCGTCTCGGCGTTCTCGCGGGTCGCGAGCGCGCGGTCGTTCTCCAGGGGGAGCCCGGCCATCTGACCGCGGCGCATGTCCTGGATCGAGTACGCGTAGTGCCCGCGCCACGAGAACAGCTTCGCTGTCTCCGAGTCGCCCGCGATGTCCTGGTTGGGGCTGTCGTCCGTGAGGTTCGCGCTGTACGCGAAGGCCCCCACGCGATCGCGGCTCTGGTACGTGTATGTCTCCGCGCCGGGGGAGATGTTCGACTTGATCGGGAGGATCTGCACCCCGACGTACTCGGGGTACTCGACCCAGTAGGTCTCGTTGTCGAGCTCCTCGAGCTGGCGCGCGAGGTGGAGCACGCTGGACGCGTCCATGCGCTCGTCGGCGAGCTTCTTGGCGATCTCGCCCGCACACGGGACGAAGAGGGTGTCGAGGCGCTTCTGTCGCGCCGCATTCATCTTGCGCATGGTGTCAGCCCGCCGGGAGGTTGAGCTCGAGCCGCGACAGGCCCGCGCTGTTGGTGGAGGTGAAGCGGGCGGACTTCAGCCGCACGCAGGTGTTGCCGTCGGGCGTGGCGCGCACCGCGCCGATCACCGTGTCGCCGTTCAGGATCGCGCGCACCCAGACCGGGTCGCCCTCCTTCACGGCGGTCTCGCTGGTGACGTAGAACTCGCCGTCACGGGCCACGGCCGCGAGGTCGCCGCTGGCGTAGTTCAGCGAGGCGCGCGAGGGGTCGCGCTCGACGAGGCCCTCGACGAGGTGGTCGACGGGCCCGAGCAGCGAGCCGACGCCCGCGGTGAAGGTGCCCGCGGTGCCGGACTGCGCCGGGATGGAGATCTGCGTGATCGTCCGCCAGAGCTTCGTGCCGGTGACCGTGGCGTTGCCACCGTCGGGGATCGACAGCGACTCCGTCTGCGCCTCGCCGTTCTCATCGGTGCCGGTGATCGTCGCCGTCGTCGCGTCCCAGTTCGCGTGGCTGGAGAACGTCAGCGTCAGGTTGCGCGGCGGGTAGTACTCGCCGCCGCCCAGCGTGCCGTTAAACGACGTGAGGTTCTGCACGGAGCCGCTCGACGCGCCGCCCGTGGCGATCACCGCGTCGACCGCGGCCGCGGGCGCCGTCATCGGCCCCGTCTTGCCCTCGCCGGTGCTCCCCGCCGCGCGGGTGTTGAACACGATGATCCCGGGGATCAGCGAGGCCAGCGCGAGCAGGGTGCGGGTGCGGGTGGGCTTGATGCGCGCGACCTGCCCCGGGAGTCCGGTGGTCGGCGCGAAACCGTATGTGGTCTGGACCGGCATGTTCAGCGGGCCTCCGAGCTGGTGTTGCGGGTGTCGAAGCGCCGCGACGAGCGCGCGTTGAGCGCGGCCGCGGGGGAGAGCGCGCCGTCGACGTCGTCGGCGCTGTCGGTGTGCGTCGTGGTGCCGGTGGCGCCGGTGGTGCCGGTGCCGCCGATCGCCCCGAGGGCGTCGACGCGCTGGGCCTTCTTCGCGCCGGCGACCGCGGCCACGAACATGCCGTGCACGGTGGCGTCGGTGAGCCCGTCGAGCTTCGTCTCGGGGAGCGCCTTGGCGATCACCATCTCGTGGATCTTGCGCGGCTTGAGGCCGTCGATCTTCGCGTCGGCGCCGAGCACCGTGCGCGCGTCGGCGCGCAGCACCTCGCGCTTTGCGGCGAGGGCGTCGGCGACCTCGTCGGGGACCATGTCCTCGGTGACCTTCGGCGGCTCCGCCTTCTCTTCGGCCTCCGTCTTCGCGCGGAGGGCCGCGACCTCGCCGATGGCGGTCTTCAGCGCGCTCTCCGCCGCGTCGAGCGCCGCGGCGAGCGTGTCGACCGCGCCCTGGGCCTGCACCACCTCTTCGTCGGCATCGAGCTTGAACTCGCGGCCGCGCACCTTGATCTTCTTCATCGACTGCCCCTTCGCGGGGGCATCGCCCCGCACATGCTCCGCGGCCCCATCGAGCCGCAGCGAAACCTCTTCACCGGCACGGCCCCACCCACGCGGCCCCAGCGCGATGTGGTTGTACCGAATGTCGCGCTGGATCGCGTCGTAGTGCTCGCCCTCGGGCGTGACGCCAGCGGTCCAGTCGACGCGGCACGTGTAGCCCGCGGAGACGTCGTGCAGCTCGCCGGCGTCGACCTTCGCGACGGTGCCCGCGCGCTGGATCGCGAGAGGCACCACGACGAGGCCACCGTCACGTCGCGGCGCGCCCACGGGGTGCCCCACGGTCACGTCGGCCCACGTGTCGCCGTCGACCATCGTCGAGGGGTGCAGCTCCGTCGCGGGCGCAGGAATGAGCGTCTCCAGCGAGTCCGCGCGGAACACTTCCTCCGCGGGCTTCCACTCGCGCCAGGCCTTCCCCGCGTGGTCGCGGTAGTCCAGCACACCGACGCGCGTGACCGCCGCGTCGAGACGCAGCCCGCCCTGCGGCGTGCGCGTGACGGCGCTGACGGTTCCTGCGAAGTCTCGGCGGTGGACTCGGGTCACGCAGCGAAGGTGCGCGACTCAGCAGGGCATGCGCCACGCAGCGGTGGCACGCATCACGGGGGTCAGTCGTCGAGGTCGGGGAGGATCGGGTCCGCGGTGCACCTGCACTGGAACCACGTCCCGGGGTTGCCGCGGGCTCCGGTGCGCCGGTCTACCACGGGCGGGTCGGCGTACTTCTGGCGCGTGCCGTCGAGCACCTTGTGATCCTCGCGCACGCGTTCGTCACGGCTCGTACGCCACACGTACTCCGTCACACCCGCCGCGGCGTGTCGAGAGGATGTGATCTGCGCGTTCAGCTTCAGCGTCTGGTCGCGCGCGATGAGCCGGGCGTGCGACTCCGACGCGCCGGTCGCCGTCTCGAGGGCGCTGGCGATCGCCTCGACACGCAGCCCGCGGGTGTCGCTGATCACGTCGCGCACGCGGTCGACCACGTCGCGCTGCATCGTCGTGATCAAGTCGGTGTTCTGCGAGATCCAGTGCGAGCGCAGGTGCTCGAGGTGGGGCTGTCGCACGTCGTCGAGGTTCACCCCGAGGCGCGCGAGGGCCGCTTCCCACTGCCGCCCGGAGTGCGCCGCGACGCGCCGGGAGACGGTGTCGAGCTGCGCGAGGGGCGCGCGCTGGTGTCGTGCGACGCGCACGCGCAGGGAGTCGAGCTCGCTGCGCGCGCGGGCCACCGCCGCGGGGTCGACCGTCGGCGCGTCTCCGTCGGCCGCGTCGAGGCGCGCGGGGAGTAGGCCGTGGCGGCGGAGGATCGCCGTGGCCTCGTCGAGCACGCCGCGCGCGAGGGGCACCAGCGCCGCCATGTACTCACGCTCGGCGGCGGTCGGGGGCGGCGGACGCAGCCCCGAGGTGCGCACGCGCGCGGGGGCGCGTCGAGGGCCGCGGGGCCCGGGGCGGACGAACGCGGCGGTCACCACGACCCGAGCTCCCGCGCGAGGTCGTCAAGAAGCGCCAGAGCGCGCTGGCACGCGTGAACGATGAGCACGTCGCCCAGCTCGCACCAGCCGAGCAAATAGCAGCGGTGGGCGCCGTCGAGGGCGGCGGTGATGCGTGAGGCATCCGTGAAGATCGGCGAGCTCGCGGGGGCTGTGATCTTCACGCATCCCTCACGGTCGCGTCGTGCCGCGGGATCGCCTCGATCGCCGCGAGCTTCTCCGCGGCCCGGGCGTCGTCTTTGTCTGCCTCACGACGCAGCCCCTTCGCACGGGCCGCGATGCTGTCCACAAAATCGAGCACCTCCCGCCGTGTCTTCTTCGCGAGGCCCGACAGCGCATCCTCGCGCGTGGGCGCGATCACCTCGCCGTGAGACGACCCGAGCTTGAGCTCCGCGGCGACGAGGCCCGGGGCGTACCGGATCCCGCGCTCGGGGTCGTCTGCGGGTCGCACGACGAGGCGCACCGCATCGTCGAAGTACCCGAGCACGCCCACCAGCTCGCGGATCTCGTCTTCGGCC